CCTTTGTAGATTTTATCCCGTGTCTTTCGGTGAGGGGTCTGCGACTAATCCTGAAGAAGGGAAAATCAAAGCAATGAGAGAGTTTATTTCTTATTGTAAAGATATGGCTCAAGAAATAGGTGAAAAGGCATTCTTCAAAAATGATGTAGAAAATAATGAAATACTACCTATTATTGGTTTTTCTGATGATGACCCTAGAAATATAGATAAGATGAAAGAATTTTTAGATGATGAAGATACTGAAAAACTAGTAAAAACTTATTTAACTAAAGGAGGAGAAAAAAAGGAAATCTAGAAATACTTATAATGCAACGATAATTTTTAAAAATAACAAAGTAAATAGAAAAAAATTTAGTTGGATATATTTATAATAAAAATAAAAGAAACAAAAAAATAGATAGACATGGCTGATTTGTTAATGAAAATGCCCTTTCAGTATGAACCAAAAAGAAAAAACAGGTTCATCATAACTTTCCCATCTTCTTTGGGGATTAACTCTTGGTATGTTGAAAGTGCTTCAAGACCAAAAATTGAAATTAAAGAAGTTCCAATTCCGTTCTTGAATACTGAAACATATGTTGCAGGTCAATTCAAATGGGGTTCAATTGACGTTACATTCCGTGACCCAATCGGTCCTTCAGCATCACAAGCTCTTATGGAATGGGTTCGTTTACATGCTGAATCAGTTACAGGTCGTATGGGTTATGCTGCGGGTTATAAAAAAGACATTGACCTTGAAATGTTGGACCCAACAGGTGTGGCAGTTGAAAAATGGATTTTACAAGGAACATTCTTAACAAATGTTGACTTTGATTCATTAGGTTACGGTGAAGATGGTTTAATTACAGTTAAAGCAACATTAAGACCTGATAGATGTATCTTAGTATACTAAAAACAAAATAAAATATTATCCAATCCCATCTATTTTAGGTGGGATTTTTTATTTACATAAACTAAAGTCAAGTTATTTTTAAAGAAAAAATTATGGACCAAAGTGCACAATACGGACAGATGGATTTCAATCTACCACACGATTTAGTTACATTACCAACTAAAGGTGTTTTCTATAAACCAAAAAAGGAAAGTTTAAAGGTTGGTTATTTAACCGCTATGGATGAAAACTATTTGGCATCCCCAAATATTATAAATGATGGTATTATACATACATTACTTAAAAATAAAATATATGAACCTGGATTTGACATCAACCAATTACTTAATGTTGACGTTCAGGCTATTTTGATATTTTTAAGAAACACTTCTTTTGGTAGTGAATACGATTTCAAGATTAGAGACCCTAAAACTGATTCTTTATTTGAAACTACAATTATGTTAGATAACATTAATATAAAAGAGTCTGAAATACAACCTAACGAAGAAGGTCTTTTTGAATTCGTACTTCCTAAAACAAAAAAGAAGGTAAAGTTACGTTTATTAAATTTAGGTGATGAAAGAGAAATCGATAAAATGAAGGAGCAATATCCTGAAAAAATGGTTGCACCTGTGGTAACAAGAAGATTGGAAAAATCTATTGTTAGTGTTGATGGTGAAACAAATAGAGAACAGATTTCGAAATTTGTGAACCAATTACCAATAATGGACTCTAAAGAATTAAGAAAATTTTTAAGAAGGTGTGAACCTGAATTAGATTTATTAAAAACAATTATGGCCCCGTCAGGAGAAAAAGTTACTATTGATGTGACTTTTGGGGCTGAATTTTTTCGTCCTTTCTTCGGAATATAGAAAAAATGTAATGGATGAATTCTTTTTAATCTCAAGAGAATTAAATTTTACCTATAAGGATTTATTAGTTATGCCAACATTTGAAAGAAAATATTTCATTTCTAAAATTGTTGAAATGTATAAAAAATAAGGTCCATTCTATTTATAAAATAAAAACATGTTATTTTTTGACGCAGAAATAGAAGGTGGTGGTTCATCTAAGTTTAAATCTTTTGGTGGTGAAGCGGGGTTCCTTAAAGGAATGGAAACCGCATTTTCTGATTACGTTGCAAATGTTACTGAAGGTCTTGCAGGATTAACAGATATTGTACAAAACCAACAAAAACAAATGGTTGGTATCGATACTGCTGCAAAAAATATTTTGCGAAGTATGGGTGGTATTGCCGACTTTACGGGAAAGGGGTCGGATAGAGCAGGTGAATTTAGAAGAACTCTAAGTGATGCATTATCACTAAGTTTGAAATTCGGAGGTTCGATGAAAGATGTCCAAGAAGCTGCTGCCGGATTAGCTGAAGGTATGGGTAGAATGGTAAATCCATCTGCGGTGTTTTTAAAAGACATAATTGCAACAGGAAAGGCTTTTGGTTTAACAAATAAGGAAGTAACAAAAATGGTTACAGACCTTGTAAGGATGGGAGGTACTCAAGAGGAGGCATTACAAACTATGAGAGGTATTGCCGACGAAGCAAGAAGAGCGGGTGTTAATACTGCGGCATATATGAAAGCGGTACAGGGCGGATTAAAAATGGCCGGTGGATTTGGATTCAAAAATGGTATAGAAGGATTAAAAACCATGGCCAAACAAGCGGCAATGTTAAGAACTTCAATTGAAAGTATCGGAGCTAAAGGTTTACAACAAAAAATTTTAGACCCTGAAGGTGCGATAGAAGCAGCAGCAGGATTTCAAATGTTAGGAGGAGCGATTGGTAAATTAGGAGACCCGTTCCAATTATTATATATGGCTCAAAGTGACATGGCTGGTCTTCAAGATGAACTTGCAAAATCTACGGCATCAGCATTTAAGTTTAATAAGGCTACCGGAACATTTGACGCATCAACACAAGATTTATATAGATTAAGACAACAAGCAGAACTGACAGGTGCCAATTTGGACGACATGTTAGAGTCTGGTCGAGAGATGGCAAAATTAGACTTTATTAGTAAATCGGTAGATTTATCAAATCTTGATGAAGCACAACAAGGAGTTTTATCGAGTTTAGCCCAAATTGATAAAGATGGTAAAGTCAGGGTTGATATTCCTGGTTTTGATGAAGGAACAAAAGACTTGACTGAATTAATGAAAGACCAAAACTTTAAAGACGCACTCGATAAGTACGAAATTGATTCCAAAAAAACAGCTGAAGAAATTGCAATCAGTCAAATGAATCTTGAAGAAAAACAATTATCCTCATTACAACAAATAGAAAAAGCAATTGTTTTAAGTTTGAGTGATAAGGAACAAGAAAAATTAATAAAAGACATAGAAGAAACAAACAAAATAACCGCGGATGCCTATAAAAAATTGACTAGTGATGTATCGACATTATCACAAAAAGAATTAACAGAAGGTACTAGACTAGAAAAAGGTGTTGCAACGGCTGGTGCTACAACCTTAGAAACGGGAACTGAAGGGTTAAAAAGGTCTCTTGAAAATATTAGTACGATAAATGATGCGTTTTTTCCAAACAGTGGCACCGCCCCTACGATTCTATCCAAAGGTAAAATATATCAAGGAATTGTCGGTGATGAAGTTGCTGTTGGAACCAACTTAGGAAGTGCATTATCAAACGTAGGTGGAAATGTTGGAGGAAGTATTGACATTAATATAAACTTGAATGGTAGTATTAGTGGTGACAATAATCTTATTACTAACATGTTTAAAAAACCCGAGGTACAAAAAGAAATTATGGACACAGTTTTATACAAATTAAACCAGTATAAAAGACAACAAGGTGTTATTTCCTAAAAAAATATAAAACAATCTATTTATCATAAAAAGACTGAATGGAGAGTCCACTATCATTTAATTCAAGTGAAAATTTTAGAAAAAAGCTTTTGGTGCGAAATCTTCCACCATATAAAGTTGATAATGCTTTTTCTAATGAAAGTAAACCTGGTTCGTCAGAATTTACTTTTAATGACTTCAGCACTGTAGACTCACCTAGCGTTGAACAAATTGGAGACAAACAAGAAAAATTATTATTACCCATAAATCAATACGGACCACAAAAACCAAATAAAGATTATGGTAATACTGTAACAATAAATGATAACCAAAATTATAAGACAAACGAAGGTGAATATGGTTATCCTGATACTATTGGAAGTGATTTAGAAACTATCGGTAATAATACTGAAAAACAAATTATTATAAAAAATGTTTATAGACCTGAAAACGGATTATCTGATTTTGGTTCTACCGCATGGTACATAAACAATGATAAAGTAATCACAACTATCGGTGAAGGTGAATATACAGTACAAGACACAGTCGGAAGTAGTTTAGAAACTACAGCAAACGCAGATAGACCAACATTAATTACTAATAATCAATATGGACCACAAACATTATCAAATGTTGAAGTTTCAATAAATAATAATTTTCAAACTAACGCTAATGAAGGTGAATATGGTTTTCCTGATACGATTGATAGTCCATTAGAAATAAAGGGTGAAACCGATAGACCGGTATTAATTGCTATAAATCAATACGGACCTGAAAATTTACCAACAACTGAAGTATCAATAAACAACAATTTACAAACAAATTCAAACGAAGGTGAGTATGGTTATCCTGATACTGTAGATAGTGAATTACAAATTGTAGGTCAAGACACAAGAAAACCAAATTTTTTACAAAATCAATGGGGACCTGAACAAGGTCAAAGTGAAACCGAAGTTGAGCCTTATAGAAAATTAAAAAGTCTAACAATACCACAAGGTAACTATGATGTTACTGATTCGGACGGTTCTTTATTAGAATTAGTGGGTGGTGTTAAAGAAACTGAAGCGTATCTATCTAATAGATATGCAACCGGAGAAGGATTTTATGACCCTACAGATTTTAAAACATTTCAATTAGCGGCATTACAATTACCATACGCTAATTCTGATAATACGTTTATATTTTTACCATCAACTTACACTCCTTATAGTATTTTATTAGAGGATGACCCGTCAGGTTCTGAGGGTTCTTTGTCTGAGGATTCTGATTTAGCAATGATTGGTGCTAAAAGTTTGAACAAAGAATTTAAACACAGAGTAGCTTTAGAACTTTACCAACAAACATTAGGTCAAGTAAATATATTTAATTCAAACGTAGACCCAGTTACGGGTGAAATTTCCGCAAAACCAAACACAGACCCTTTTGATGCGATTGGATTACTTACGGGGAACATTCCTATCGTATCAAGAGTTTATAATATTACAACACCTGACTTCTTATTTGGTCAGGGAATTAATTTTGCAGCTAAGTTAGCGGGATTATATTCACCTTATTCTTATATACCTGGTGAGTATTTTGATTATCCTGACCGTATAATTAACGGACCTTTTGTAAATCCTTTATCTTTAATAGGAGGTGCTATTGGTTCTTTATTCAGTGCATTACAAGGAGCAAATCAATCATCTTCTGAGTTGATGTTAGAATATACATCAATTCCTACTAGAAAATTATTATATGACCAATTAAAATACAATCAGTATAGACCAAATTATAAAATCGGTACTAACCTAACTGCACCAAAAGGTGTATTTTATATTGGTGAAAGAAAAAATCATCTTGCAGAATTATTATCACCTGCCGCAGAACTACCTCAAAATAAAGATAGAACTGGTTCATCTATTGGACCTGTACAATCTTATTCAAATATGGGTAAACTTTATGAGACGGACCAACTTGATGGTACACTATTTGGTATAAACAGTAGAAACTTTTATAGTGCTGGTAGCACAAAAGATGGGTGTATACTTATAGGTAGTAGTGTATTTGGTGGGTTTACATGGATTGGAAATAAGGAATCAAATGATGTAAATAACCCTAAACCCGGCGCATTACAGGGGAGAGGTGGTGAACAATTTGAAGACACTAGTGAATTTAAGTTTGGACAACTTACTGACTTTGGAAAAAGTGAGTCCACAAGATACAATTTTACACCAGGTTCAATCTTAGATGTAACACAAAAGTTAATAGATGCGGGACAAAGAAAGTCCGTTCAAAACCCAAAAGAACACGTAGGTAATGCAATTAATCAAATTACCAAAGTATTCAATGATGGGTACCAAGAAATTACTAAGGGTTCTAAAACATTAAGATGGACAACTAAAAACTCAACAGGTGGAGGACAAGTCCAAGGTTTAGAATATTGTAGAGTTTTCACAAAAGATAGACCATATTATACATTTGATGAGTTACAAAAAACGGATGGTAATATTAGAAAGTTTACTTCATCAGTATTAGATAGTACGTATAACTTAAATATTGCACCTGTTGAAGGTAGTAGTTTGAGAGATGGAAGGGTTAAAAAATATATGTTCTCTCTTGAGAACTTAGCTTGGGGTAGTTCAAATAAAAAAGGTTACACTTATGATGATTTACCGGCATGTGAAAAAGGACCAAATGGAGGTAGAATTATGTGGTTCCCCCCTTATGAGTTATCATTTGATGAAAGTATATCAACTCAATGGCAAGATAATAACTTTTTAGGTCGTACAGAACCAATATATACATATACTAATACATCAAGAAAGGGTAACGTATCCTTTAAGATAATAGTTGACCACCCATCAATACTAAACTTATTGGTTGATGAGGAATTGAAAGATATCAGTGATAGTAACGAAATAACTCAAATTATTGATTCATTTTTTGCTGGATGTACTAAATATGATTTATGGGATTTAGTATCTAAGTTTCCTAATTTTACACCAAGTGATATATTCCAAGCTCAAATTCTTACACAAGAAGATTTAGTAACGGTTGTAGAACAAAATAGTTATACCACAGTTCAACAAAATATAGATATCGGAGGTCAAACTGAAACAACTCCAAGGGCTTCAGATTGTGTTGTATTTCATTATGAAATTGGTTTAAATACCAATTTGGAGTATACCGCTTGTAGTGGTAACCAACAAATATTAACTTTAAGTGCTGGTGACAAGGGGGATATATGTGTTAAACGAGGAACCACACCAAATATAGTAACCCCCGACCCATCAAATATTGTAACACCAACAGGACAAGATTGTGAACTTAATCCTGCTAGCGGACAGACACAAACAACACCTAATGAAACACCAAAACCCACAAATATTTCATTCCCTGATATTGGTTTTTACTTTGATAACGATTATCCAATAGGTAAAAATACTAGAGTGGATACTGTGGGGGACAACGAAGATTTTGAATTATGGTATAACAAATATATTAATTCTGAAAGTTGTTACTTAAATGGTGGTTGCGAAAACCAAGAATATCAAAAAGCATTAGATAAAATTATACAATATGGTGATGCACAAAAAACAGATGTTACAAATTTTGTTTTAGGTTTAGATAAGGCGGCACAAGACAAATATCTTGATAGTTTTATTGATACAAGAAAAAGTGAGATTTCTGAATTTTTCAAATTCGTCAAATCTGAATTTGATGAAGCTAAAAAGTTCATCGAGACTATAGGTCCATTAATGGCCGACGGAAATACAATTAAATTTAGTTTAGGGTCTAGTGCATCTGCGGTAAGTGATAATAGTTATAATTTACACCTTTCAAAAAGAAGATTAGACTCGGTTATTAAATGGGTTAAAAAACAATCTTATGATGGTGTTAAATTTGATAAATTTATAGAACAAGGAAAATTAGTTATCACATCTGCAACACCATCAGGTGAAGATGCAATTATTGATGATTTATATTATAAATCAATTAACTGTAATAAACCATTTAAGACTAATAGTGCTGAGGGTACCGTTTCAGTAAACGCCATGGCATGTAGAAGAACTAAAATATTTAATGTTGAAGTAACAAAAAATAATTCAGAAAATGAAAATGGTGAACAACAACCAAGTAATACACAAGTTAATCAAGAGACCGCAGGTCAAGACTTTACTATTATTGGTCAGAGTAATATAACACCAACCACCACCACTTCACAACAACCAAATACGTCCACAAACCCTTTTGTTAATCAACAACCTGATTCAGACCCTAATACTGTAACACCACCAAACACTAGAGAACAAGTGGTAAATAGACAAGAAAGACAAACATATAAAGACTTAACTAAACGTTTGGCTAGAAAATTATTAACAGAATGTAACTATTTTGAATATTTGGAAAGAACAAATCCTATGATTTATGACGGAATAAAATCCAAAATAAAATATTTTCAACCCGCTTTCCACTCTATTACACCTGAAGGATTAAATTCCAGACTGGTTTTCCTACAACAATGTATGAGACCTGGTGATACAATACCTACCGTTTCTACAACAGGTCAAGGACAAGAACAATTAATATATAATGATGTTTCAAATAGTGCGTTTGGGGCACCTCCTATCTGTGTTCTTAGAATTGGTGACTTTTTCAATACTAAAATAGCAATCGACCAAATATCATTAAAATATGATGACGGTAAATTTGATTTGAATCCTGAAGGTATCGGTATCCAACCTATGATAGCAACAGTAAGTATATCTTTTAGTTTCATTGGTGCTCATGGTTTAGCAGGACCTGTTGCTAAGTTACAAAATGCATTATCATTTAATTACTATGCTAATACTGAAATGTATGACGAACGTGCTGAATCCACAGAAACTTTAGACCAATTAGAAACATACGATAGACAGATTTTAGACCAAGTAGAAGAACAAGTAGGTGTCGTAGACACCTCAGCTCCAAGACCTGAAATAAATAATGGAGGTGTTACTATCGGTAAAACTTTAACAAATGTATTAAACATAGATACATCCGTTACTACAGGTACAATTGAATATAAAGATATTTTTAGTAATTTAGTAGACGGTACAAAAAATTATGCAGATAAGGTAACAACAACTTTAGAAAAAATTAATGAAGAATTTTTATTTGGTGGGTTACAAATCTTTACTAAAGATAGAAAATATACTGAGGGTAACTTTAATTATTTAGGTGGTAATATGACGGATACTGCAACTATTTTTGGTTACTCAGACAAGATTCAAACAAAAATGGACAATTTAGCTACAAAGGCTAAAACTGATGTTGATAATGGAATAACTCCACTACTTGTCGGTATTGGTAATGAGAATTTATCTGATGTAGAAATAAGAAAAGTTAAAAGACAAATTAAAAAAGACATTGATTCTAAAAAAGATAAAATGTTGAATTCACTACAAAACTATTCAAACGAGATAACAAATACAGAATTGAATTACATCAATTTGATTGATAAAATAAATTATGTATCTAACAGTAATGATGGGTTTATAAAGAAAAATAATTCAACAATCATTTATAATTTATCTGGTACAACAGAAGTAACTCAACCAACACTAACAGGTGTGAATAATACTTTACAAGAATTGATTGAAGATTCACTTTTAATCAAAAACGATTTGAATGACGTGAATCAAAAGTTAATAGAGTTTAGTTTGATACCAACAGGTGACTATGATTATAGTGAAAACTATACACAGGATATGTATTTTAGTACACCACAACCACCAAATAAGGTTGTATATTTTATGTTGTTTGGAAAAGAAATTATAGACGACCCAAATAAGTTTGCTGAAAACTTAATATTAAACGCAATACCTGATATTAGTGATGAATCAAAAACTAATTGGATGACTTGGCTCATGACTACACTTACAGGAAGTAATGGTCTTGTTGATATATACAAATCCTCAAAAACAACGGTTGACAAAAAAATATCCGATTATAGGGCAACTTTTTATAATCCATTATTTAATACTTACAAGACTTCACTTAAGGGTAAAGTAAGAAAAATGTGGTACGAATCACAATTAACACCAACAGAAAAAACCATCGAAGACTTAAAAATTATTTATTCTAATAAAAGTCCAAAAGGGGATAAATTTAACTTACAAAAATCATTTAAGTAATGGACTATTATAATAGATACAAAGATTTTTTAATAAACGGACAACAAACCGTAGTACCTTTTTTATCTATACCTTCGAGAGTTACAGACCAACAATATCTTTATCGAACAGGTAGAAGTAGATTGGATAAAATTAGTTTTGAAAAGTATGGTACACCATATTTTGGTTGGTTGATACTGGCTGCAAATGCATCTTTTGGTGGATTAGAACAAAATATACCTGATGGTACTATTTTAATTATACCTTATCCTTTAACTGCGGCATTACAAGACTACAAATCTGCATTAGATACCTATATATTTTATTATGGCCGCTAGACAAAAACAAAATAAAAAAATTTATATTGAAACTGATTATGATAACATCGTAGTTGTAAACCCAAATGAAGTTTATAATTCAGATGGAAAGAAACAGGAACGTCTTGTTGACCACGAAGAATTGGTCTATTATGCTAATTTAGAAACTTTTATAATCCCGAGAACAAAATTAGCAATCGGAGAAGGTTTTCCGACTATAGAAAATACAACAAGTATTGCAACTCTTTTTGGTGGTGATGATGCTTTGAAAGTTAATTTCTTAAAACCGAAAGGTAAAACTGAATTTGATACAAGTTGGTCAAAACAATTAACGGGTGAGGGTTCAAGAGATGGTTTAGGTATTAATCAAAGCGCAGAACGAGTTGCTTCTGTAGACGGTAGACAAGTATTTAGACGTTCAGTAAGGAACTACGAAGATACACAACTTTTAGGGATTAAATCAATTAGAGTGGCAATAAAGGCGTCAGGTGTTCCTGAAGTCAATATTGAAATGGTTGATATACAAGGAAGGTCTTTATTCGAACAAGGAGAAAATTCTTTATATTCTGCTTTTTTTAATTTCCCTTATCCATTGTTTTATTTAACACTTAAAGGTTATTATGGTAAAGCAATTAGATATAGACTTTCTTTAATGTCTTTTAATGCCACTTTCGATGCTGACACAGGTAATTACAATATTTCATTAAAACTTGTTGGTAAGTTTACAGCATTACTTTTTGATACCCCTTTGTCTTACGCGGTAAATGCTCCTAAGATGTATAACACTCAAATAACGGTTACAGAACCTAATGGGAATAAAAGTTTTTTTAACACATATAAAGGAAGACAAAAGTTAAATGAGGTATATGACATATATGAAAGAAAGGGATTAATACCACCAAACTTTCCGAGATATTCCTTGGAAGAATTTAAATATAAGGTTGAAAAATTTACAACGGATTTTCAAAATGATTTAAAGGCAAAGACAGACTTTACAAAGTTAAATGATTTAGAAGACTTCTCAGAAAACTTAAAAAAACTTAATAAGGAAGTTTATGAGTACGCTATTAATAATGTTGTAGATAGAAATAGTTTTTATGTTCAGGGTGATGAAGTTTATTATCCATTTAAAAAAGAATTGACTTTTCAATCGAGAGAAGACTTCAAAACCAAAATATCAGAAAGAATAAATGCTTATGTTGCAAATTTAAAAAACAACGCCACGTTTGGTGAAAATAAAAATGCTGAGTATCAAATTAACGTAACCATAAAAGGTATAAAAGATATTCTTAGAAAACTTGATTTTAATACTTGGAGTAGTAATAAACAAGATGTTACTAATACATACTTTTATAGAAACAATAGACCACTCGATTCGAATATTAATCCTGGTGAGTATGAAAAATTTATTAAAGATGAGGCGCGCATTGCTTTGTTAGACACTAAAGTTAAAAACGAAAAGGGGGAGTGGGTTGAAGAACTTCCTGACTATTTAGTATTTGGTGATAAAATAGTTGCTGACGGTACATATTCTAGAAATTCATATTTAGATAAATTAGATGTGATGTTCACTAGTTTAAGTGCTAAACAAAAAATAATTGAAGATGAATTAACACAATATTATATTGGTAAACAATTGAGTAATCCGTTAGAAGGTGGATTAGGATTTAAACCAACGATAAGAAATGTGTTTGCAATTATTTTAGCAGGTGCTGACGCATTTTATAGACTAATGGATGAAAATCATGAAGAGGCATGGAATGTCAGAACTGATAAAAATCGTTTATTAGCTGTAATTCCGTCAGACAAAAATTTTTCAGTTGATGCATTAAAATCAATACAAACGTCTAGTACTAACTTGAATAGTGATAATGTTGTATATCCGTGGCCATTATATTTTACATTAGAAAAACAAGATAATGGAAGTGACTTATACACGATACAATATCCTGGTGATGCTAAATATATAAGACAGACAAGGGCTTATGATTATAGAGTGTGGCCTGAAGTTGGTTTTGTAGAAGCATTTATAAAAGCAACATTAGAAAAATCAAAACCAGAAGTAAGATATTCTTATGACAACCCTAAGGATGTAACAAAATATGTATCATGTAATGCTATTGAATTTCCATTCAAAACCGCACCTTACCAAGATTTAGACGCTATTAAAACCTTTTATGAAATTTTTGAAAGAACTTATATTGCATCACATTACGGTAATTTACCATCGGATATTGCAAGTAGTAAACAAATCGACCAATTTTATGGTGATATAGAAAGTCTTAATATTAGTTTAGTTGCTCCATCTGATATTACAATAAATCAAACTTTAAAGAAATCCGCATTTAATTTAACTAAACTTGTTGATTACATGAAAACAATTTCAAACAATGGACAAGGACAAAGTTGGCAAACATATATAAGAGATTATTTCAACACAGATTATCTTAAAACTCTATTAGCTAATGTTAATGAAATATATTCAATAGATACCTTAGCGGGAGCATCAATACAAGTATCTGCAGATTTACCGTTAGCACCAAACATGAAAGAATTTTTAGAAGATAGTGCCACATCTAAACAAAAAAAATTAGATGTTTATCCTTTTACTAATCTAACGTGGTTAAAAAAATATATGTCTAATGGTGAAAGTATTGGTTCATATGAAGATTATAACAATACAACTAGAAGTTATATATTCTTGGACGATAAAAAAACAATAGCTAGAATTAATGCTACTGAAAAATACCAAAACTTAAAACTCTTCACATCTAATGCTGTGTTTCAAAATAACACACAACCACTATTAGTTGACCCATCAAGTGACGACCCAATTGATTCAGCACTTTCTTTGAAAGAATATTATTCTAGAAGACGATACGAAGATTTATTTTTGACTGAGTCATTTATTAATTATGGTAATAGCTATAGTGGTAATTTAGGAACTTTCATTCAAACAACTTCATTAATGAATACACCATATTTTGTTAATGCTATTTTGGATGGTGTACAGAAACAAAAAAACAACGAGGAAAATCCATATGTGGCTTTAGGATATATGTATTTAAACTCTTTACCTTTAATTACAACAAAAGAAAAAATTAAAGACGTTACGAACAATGTTGTAACTGACCTTGATTATTTAGCAGCAACATTTAACAAGTTTTCATCTATTCATCAGGTACCATATGCTTGGGTTTTGAAGTACGGTTCAATATGGCATAGATATAAAACATATATTGAAAAAAATATCGATATTTTAGAAGACACATGGAAAGATTTTGACTATGTATTCTCTTATGACCCAACAACAGGAAGTTCAAGTACTAAGTATACTATATTAGATTACAGTGGAAACCCAACTACTATTTCCCTTCAAAATGTTGAATTATATACATCGGCATTTAACGTATTCAATCTAAAAGAGACATATGATACAGGTTTTTATCCAAAAGTTATTAACTCCATAGAATATTACTTAAATGGAAAAGATTTAATAACAGGTTATACGCCTACAGATTTTAGTAAACTTTATAATGAACAAGGATTAAAAATTGGTTTTAATCCCACTAACGAAGTTTACTATTTCCCACAAGGATATGATGCGAGTAATCCAAATAAAGAATTATTAAAAAGAAATTTATTTACTTATAGAAAATATAAGAAAAATAATGTCGACTCAGAACCATCGACAATCATTATATACCCTTCTATGGGGGGTATACCTTTCGACCAAGCAATTTATGAGTGTTTTAACCCTCAGAAAAAAATAACTGAAAGTTTGTATAATAATAATTCCATGTATAATGGAACGGTACGTTCAGTTTGGGGTATGTCTCAATTTGGGTATTTTAATAATAAATTGATTAAAAAACCATTACCTACCGAATACCTTAAAATAATTAAAACAGATACGGACAAACAAAATGTTTTTGATATAACTAACACAGAATCAACTTATTCAATGATTGATGAGATATTCAGTGTCTTTGATGTAGCTTTGTTGGATAAAATGGAAGAAAAGTTTTTAACTTTTTGTAATTACAAACCATTAGCTGATGAGTTAAAATTAAATGACGAAAACATCACACCAAACTACCTTCAAACTAATGGATTAACTAATGCTAATTTGAAACTACTTAAAAATCAAATTCAAAATCTTTTCTCTTATCAAACAATATTCTTCCAACAAATTAATGAAACTATTGATACACAAACATTGATGAACGACCAAATTAGTAACCTTTATACAAATTTGAGGGAATTTTTGAATTTTGATTGTGTTCTTAAGATAGGTAACCCTACAAACTTTGATAGAAAATTATTTGATTCATTAAGTACTCTTAGTAATATGCAGACTGAAGATAAATTAACCTTTGGTAAATATGCTTCTGGTTCATTGCCAGGTGACGGTACACTTACAACTTTATTACAGAGTACCACTTCATTACCACAATCATGGTCCACATTACACAAATATTTAGGTTTTAGTTTGATACCTGGTGTTGATTACGAAAACCAAGTTGACAACACCTTTCCTTCAGTACCTAACCCAACATCCGCAACGACATCAGCAACTACCGCAACAACTACAAATGCAAATTCGGAAGTACAATTACAATATATAGGTAGTTCATATAATATCATTACATCACCAACAAATGATAGTGAGTATATACATATTGAAAAAACAACAAGTGGTTACGATGTTTTCAAAATTATAGGAGAACCCGATAAATCAAAAATATCACAAAGATTACAATCTATAAGTTTCTTTCAACCAAACTCAAACGTACAGGATAGTAGTAATATAGTACAAAGTGAGTTTACTATGAGTATCCAAACAAAATATCAATATGTTGCAAAAATAATTCAAGCACAACCTGGTAAATATCAAATGGTAGTAACGTATGCGCCAAACTTACCTACCTCACCTGAGACATTACTATTAATAGCTGATGTATCAACCTCACCTAATTTTTCATCAACAACACCACAAATAAATAATGTTTCAATAACACCACAGGCTTTAGCGAACACGCAAAAATGTCTTGTATCAGATTTCTTCATTCAAAATAATATTGCGTTTAACCCTCAAAATATAAGAACACTTTATCCGATAATAAGAATCTATGTTGAGCAAAAATTAAAAGACCCTACTTTTAATAAAAACAAACTAATCACATATATTAATGATTTCCTTACCGATAGATACGAACTACAGGATAAAATGGTAAATCAGACTTTTACAAAGTTAAATAAGATACTAAAGAATATCGAGGTTGATTATGGATTACCAACCACACCTCTGAATGGTGACACAACCAAGTTAGCACTTTATAACACATTAAAAGGTTTTAATGATAAATGGATTTCAGGTTCAGATTTGAAAAATGTTACGTTATTTGAAGACTTTTTATTTATGGATAGGTCAAATAGTGACTTAGGTAATACTTACAATGTAGATTTGAATAAAGTAGTTCAGAGAATGGCATTGGATACAAAACAAGACCAAAGTTTAATGTCCTTGATAAGTTCAATTTTGGAAGATAATTATTTTATTTTTATGGCAATGCCAGCCTATATTAATTTTTATGGCATTCAAAAGGCATCAAAAGAAGGTCAAACATTAGAGGATAGTGAAATAGGTAATTCATTATTTGGAACTTATTTAGAGGTAGATTACACACAATCTAATCCTAAGTTTTTATGTCTATATGTTGGTAACCCATCAGAATACCCAAAACCAAAAGAAAACACTTTTAATAGATTTGGTGATGATAGTTTTGATTTAAGAGTCCCTGATAACCCATTAAGGGTTTCTGACCCAAATAGAAATTATTCATTAAGTAATCGTGTAGTTGGTTTCGCAGTAGATTTTGGAATAAGGAATCAAAACATATTTAAAGGATTAAATTTGGATATGTCTGAAATGAAAAACACTTCAGAGTCATTTAAGGTTTTTGCAGATATGGGTAGTTCGGTTTCAGGTGATAAAGTAGCGCAACAATCACAATCACTATATAGTGTCTATAAATCAAGGTCATATCAGTGTACTGTAAGTAGTATGGGTAATGCTATGATTCAACCTACTATGTATTATATTTTAAGACACGTACCTATGTTTTACGGACCTTATTGGATTACAGAGGTAAACCATAATATATCAACGTCAGGATTCGATACTGAGTTTAAGGGTACAAGAATTCCAAAATATGCATTACCTAAAATTGATAATTTAATGTCATCAGTTAATAAAACTGTATTAGCTGAACTTAAAAATTTATTAGGTGTTACTAAAACTCCAAAAACACAGGAAGTGATAGCTGCTGAAAAATTATTAAGCGCTAACCCAACACTTCAAACATTAAATGGTGCAGAAAATGTTTGTTTAAGTGGAGTACCAACGGTTTATGCCTCAATTCCATTTGAGCCTTTAATACAAACACCTTTCACAAAAGATGAGATTATCCCACTATTCAATTCTGTAAGTACAAATAAAATAATGAAAGCTTTGTTATGGGGAATTGCTCAAAATTTACCATCAACTACAAATAATAATGGAGTGTTAAATTGTATTAATAACAATCCATTTGAAATAAACACAAATACCATATACGGGGGAAATCTAGCCACCTTAATAAAAAAACAATCTTGTGTTCAAATATCAAATGATAATGTTAGGTTGGTTAAATTTGATACTTTAACGGAATCAATACAATTTATGGATTCTTATATGACAAATAAAATAAACCTTATACCGAAACTAGTAACATTAAATCCTAATAATAATTCAGATAAGAGTTACGGGGCGGCATTATTCCAACTTGCATATACAACTTGGTACACCAGTTCTGCGTTTGGGAATCCTAGTGCGGTTCCACCTGTACCACCATTAAATGAAACACAAATTAGAGATAAGACTAAAGCGTCCTTTATTACCGCAGATTATAACGCATTAGTTGAAAGTTTTACTCAAGCATGGCAACAATTTAAGTAAAAACAAAATAAAGAGATATTTATATTATAAAAAATTATGAGTATGAAAGCATTATTAGACGATTACTTGAAAAAAGATACTAGAATTACACAGAAAGACGCTGGTAACGGATATCAAGAAGTATGTGATTTAGATACAGGTGACTGTTATACAATCAGAATGAAAGATGGTTTGATTGAACGAGTGGATAACACTATGAAAACAAATAGAACATTAAAAGTTGAAACACCTCACGGTGTAAAAACATTATTAAACGGTTAAAAATTAAGAAATGAATATTGAAAAACAAATATTAGAAGAATTAAAACGTTTTAATCAAATTAATTCATATATTCTTAATGAACAACCCGAAGCTCCGGTAGATGAAGTTCCACCTGCCGACGCACCGGCAGGAGACGTACCACCGGCAGATGCACCGGCAGGAGATGTTCCACCGGCAGGAGACGTACCACCGGCAGATGCTGGCGCAACACCTGCACCAACTGAAGTACCTGAACCTGTGGATGTTGAAAATGACCCAGACGTTGAAGAAGTAGGTGCTGAGGAAAAAACCGATGAAGAAGGTGAAAGTGAAGAAATTGATATTACTGACCTTGTAACTTCACAACAAGAAATCCAAGCAAAACAAGATGAATTTATGAATGATATGTTTTCTAAGTTAGACGACTTAGCATCAAAATTAGAGAACATGGACCAAATAATGACTAAGATAAATGATTTAGAAACTAAATTTGATAAGTATAGAGAAAAAACACCTGAAGAGAAACTAATGTTACGTTCTTTAGATTCTTATCCTTACAATCAAAAACTGACAGATTTCTTTCAAGATAAAGAAGAAGAGATGGAGAAAACAGGAAAAAATGAATACGTATTAACATCAGATGAGGTTGAGAATTTTTCTCCAAACGAGGTAAAAAAAACATTTAATATATATGACGACGAGAATCCAAACATGTAAAAAATAATAGGATAAAGAATCAATATAAAGGGGGCGTTTGTCCCCTTTTTTTATTTGACAAACTTAAATATTCACCTATATTTGTTGTAGATAAAAGAGTAATAATTAAAAATTTATTTATGGCAAATTCAGTATTAGATTCAGTACTAGCTCAGTACGAAAAAAATTCAACATCGAGCAACACACCAAGAACTAACATTTCTCAAGAAGACAGATTGAAGAAGTATTTCTCAGCAATCCTTCAGAAGAATGAAAAATCCGCATCACGAAGAATTCGTATCTTACCTACAAAAGATGGTTCATCACCATTTGTCGAAGTTTGGTACCATGAAATTCAAGTAAACGGGCAATGGGTTAAGTTGTATGACCCTGAAAAAAATGACAACGAACGTTCACCTTTGACTGAAGTTTATAATGAACTGATTTCTACAGGTAAGAAAGAAGACAAAGAATTGGCATCACAATACCGTTCACGTTTATTTTACATTGTAAAAGTAATTGACCGTGACAACGAACAAGACGGTGTTAAATTTTGGCGATTCAAACACAACTACAAACAAGAAGGTGTGTTAGATAAAATTCTTCCTATTTGGAAAGCTAAAGGTGATGTCACTGAGGCTGAAAAAGGTCGTGATTTAATCATTGAACTTACAAAAGCAAAAACACCACAAGGAAAAGAATATACAGTTATTCAAACAATCATGTATGATGACCCACAACCACTACATGAAGATAAGGGAATCATGGAAGGATGGCTCCAAGACGAACTTACATGGAATGATGTATACTCAAAGAAACCCGTAGAATATTTAGAAGCAGTTGCAGTTGGTGAGACACCAATGTGGTCATCTGAACTTAAAAAATATGTTTACGGTGAAGCTGCTGAAATTTCACTTGGAGGGGCAAAACAAGAAACACCAACTCCTGTTGACCCACAAGCGAACGAAGAACCAGCGGAAGATTTGCCATTCTAAATTTAATTAAGCATGGATACTTTTAAACATATTGTATCCATGCTTTTTTTTTATAAACAAATTAAAAAAACAAAATGAAACCAGTGATTGCAGAAAAATTAAAAGAAGCGTTAGTTAAAAAATATGAAGCAGAAATTGCTGATGCCGAAGCAAGACTTTATGTTTATTTCACAAATCCTGTTGGGATTGGTGAGCATCCACAACACACAGAAGAGATGGATAATTTAGTTGGACAACTTACAGACGCAAAAGACAAGTTGGAAACTATAACAAATTTTAAAATTTACGAACTATAATGGCTATTAAAAAGAACGACTTTAGTTCACTTAAAAAGAAATTTTCC